TATAACTTCTACCTCTTTCGCGTGAATAGTTATATCTTCCTTCTCTAGGTTAACCGGCTTCTTATAAGTCTCATATATTTGATTTAACTGTGATTTTCTCTCTAGTAACATTTCTTGAACCTTATCATCCATATCTTTTATCCGCGGATCACTCCTTGTATCTTCAAATTCTATCTTGACCGGAGAAGGTCTTTTTAACAGAGACGCGAACTCATCTTGCCTGCTTTTTAAACTATTATTAAACGCAGATTGTCTGTTACGATGTTCTTCTTCTATTGTTGATATTTTCTTGTCTGATAAATCTTCGAAAGACACCCGTTTATTATTTGGAACTCGAAATGTTTGTAAGTTCATTCTTGTCTTTTCTAAGAAATGTTTATTACACTCCATAAGTGTTTTTCCGTGATTATCATTTTCCGCCACATCGGAAATATTTGTTTCAAACAACTTTGTTACCTCCTCCATTTTATTATCGGGTATATCCGAAAACCAATTGTTTTTATTGATAAACTCCCATAAAAAATGTTTATTTTTTGTCGACGAAAATACGCTATCTACGTCCATTAGGCTTAATAATTAAATAATTATTAAGCCTATTTCAAAAAGATTGATTTGTTTAACACGTCCAAAATAGCATCCATCAATATAGAATTTACCATAAAAATTTATGGCTTAGTATTTTTGGCGTAAAATATCCTTTCCCCTTGCGCATTTCCTTTTTAATTGCCGCACCCCTATTTTTTGTTCCCGAATGCCTAGAAAAATAGTTCTGCATTCTTTTACGCGTTCCGTGATTTTTAGATTTATATAACTTCAGCGGCGTTCTATCCTTATACTGCTCATATCTTCTATCTCCAAAATGTATTTTCCGTGTTTTTTTGTTTTTTTTATTTTCTACAATAACCGTATATTTTTTGGGGAAAGGTCCCTTTTTAAATTCTATTATTTTTTCTTTCATATAATATTACGCAATATTATATGAATTCACTAAGTATATTCATCGAGAATATGTCTATTCTTCGTGATTAAAATATTTCTTTCTCAGGCGCATCATATCTTTATCTGCAATCCTATTATTCATCAACCACTTAGGTGTCTTTTTTCCATATAAGAGTTGGATGTTTATGAATAAGCTATACATACCACACTCGCTATCTTGGTATTGATGTTCTTTTTTATTTTCATAAAGAGTAAGGGTAATTCCAATGTCAGCCGCTTGTTTTATAATTCTATTGACCAGCTCCCTTATTTCTTTCGGCATAGAATCGCCAGTGCTGTCTATATAAAACACATATTTCTTCCGGAGGTCGACAAATGTGGAAAACCAATGAGAACCTTCCTTGTAGTGTGGGTCAAGGTTGAATATCATCCCTATTTTATTCTTACCTTTAGATATCAACGATTTTAAATCAAAATTACATAGTTCGTTCCAAACACATTCTCCATAAACAAACCTTTTATCAAAATCAATAGGAGATGGACCTATAAACGCAAAGTTTTTCATCCTCATTTCGTGCTGTTTCATAACCTCCTCTATTTCGACACTAGAAAGCCATTCATTTGGATTTTTATTCCACGCGGCAGGAGCAAATGGAGCAAAAGTATATTTCGCTAATTCCGCGGTTATTTTATTCTTAGAGAACTTTTGTTTAAGCCAGCAATGCTCCGAACTGCACACCTTGTCCATATTTTTTTTTAACGTATGCCATATTTTCTTTGGTTTTTTTTCTAAGATAGGGGCATCCGGGTGGCGAGCATTCCACATTTTTTTTAATTTATGCAAAGACTCGTTACTATAACACGTAAATTTGTTGTCCTTTTTACCGGGACTACATATCATTTTTTTTGTTTTCCGCCGCTTTCCCCCCCGAAGCCTATACCGTCTTGTAGTAGACATTGTATATATATATATAGAACGTATATTTTATTTATTTTTTTTTCTTACCCCCTTCGTTCTCAGAACCGGGTCTTTTAAATTTATATTCTTCTTCTGGGGTAGGCTTTCGGTCTCCTTAATGGGCGTTTTCTTTGTTACAAAGTCGTCCATTGTTATATGGGGCGGTTTTATATTATAAATATACTTGTTCGCATCATCGACAGAACAATCTTTCATACCACCAGTCGTGTCTTGGTCAGTCATACCTTCGTATTCCTCCTGTAAAATGTCCTTTGTGTCTATCATTTTTAGGTATTCTATCAAATAGTTTATATATCCCTCGTGCAATATCTTCAAATGTGTGGGATGTTCATTCGGTTTAAATAATTCCCGTGTTACGGTTAAAATCCTTTTTTTATAGAACCTTTTATCCGCTAATGTAGGACCATCGTCCCTATTTTTGTCGTTGCCCATACATTTACTATTAGAATAGTATGACGGATTCGTCATATAATCCATCGTCGCACGATGGATAAAGTTTTCGTTATGTTGACTCATTAATATATATTCTAGTTTATATTCTAGAATATATGTTATTTTACAGTTCCATACGCTGCGGTCAATATCCTCATCTAATTATTTAGCGGCTTGGATTGCGTGCCGCTCTGCGTCCTGTTCTGCGTGCCGCTCTGCGTCCTGTTCTGCGTGCCGCTCTGCGTCCTGTTCTGCGTGCCGCTCTGCGTCCTGTTCTGCGTTTTTTATTGGAGCCGCGCCCCTCAAACCCTCTAGTAATGTTTCCAGTGAGTTCTAGTTCGCGGCGTTGCTTTTCCATAAGCGCGGGATGTAGAACAGTTCTACACCGCGTATTCCGTCTGCGCAAGTCTTTTTCGTATTTTAAATATTTAGCGACATCATCTCCCCGCCTCCCAAGATATCTTGGAACAAAATTTCCTTCTATCTCAAGAAGATCTATGGATCTTTGGCATTCTAATAGGTCTTCCATAATATCACGTAAAATATTGGTTTGATTTTGTCGTCGGCGGTCCGCGTATTTTTTTGTATATTCAATTTCGGCTTTCTCCGCTTCCTTTATTTCACTTACCATAGAATCAACCTCGGCTGGGGGTTGTAGCGTTTTACTTCTAAACATTTCGAGTCTGTCTGAAAGGTCGCCTGTGACACGGTTTATACTTCCGGTAGAAAGTTTTTTTTTGCTAAATACTGTCCGTGGCGACATCCCGGGTGTTTTTGTAAAACTTTCTAAACGTTTTTTTGTACTTGTAAACATTATATTATACGGTCCTAAAATAATGTTTATTATGTATTTCTAAGTTGAACCCGTGTACAATTGTCGAATACTTCATTTCCTAAGTTGCATACATTTGGATTAAACTCGCTAAACTCGCTCTCGGCAAATAGTCCGGGAAATGGCTGATCGACAACAATACTATCTACAATACCAACGTAGAGGTCGCTACTAGTGGACGGCACATATACCGCCTGGTCCCCTTTCTGTAGTGCGAAGAATTGATTTCTTAGTTTAGATTCGTCGTTAATATGTGTTGGAAATCCGCTCCACGGTGCGTTTGCGGTTCCCGGGTTAAACGTTTGCGTAATATTATAAGTCGGCGGGATTACAATTGGCTCAGTTGCTCGCGCTCTCCTATCAAGTATAGGCATTATCGCGTATTTTGTTGAGACCGGTCTCATATCAATCTGTGGTTGCAAATATGAAGATGGAACATTTCTAGCCGAAATCCGGTCGCTTAATTCCTGAGTTCTCCCCGAACCACAACTAATAAGTCCACGAACTACACCATACATACTATTATATTCATTATTCATTTCCGCCATAATATATATATTGTATATAAAGAAATTACCTAAACGTTAATATTAAATGATTATTAATGTGTGGGATATTCGCATTAATGAATAATACCACAGCAATCCCGAAAACGGCAATAAACGATGCGTTTTCGAAAGGTAGTTTGCGTGGTCCAGAAGTCAGCACCTTGGAAATATGCGATAATAAATTATTATTTGGATTCCATCGCCTAGCAATTAATGGTCTAAATCCCGAATCAAACCAACCAATTAAAATAGACAATATCAAGCTTATCTGTAATGGCGAAATATACAATTATAAAGAACTATATTCGCATTTAGACGTATCTCCTTCAACCGACTCCGACTGCGAAATAATCATTCATTTGTATAAAAAATATGGAATTGACCGCACACTTAAGCTTCTAGATGGCGTATTTTCATTTATTTTATATGATTTTGGAGAGGAAACGACAGACCCAATAGTATATGTTGCGAGAGACCCGTATGGAGTTAGACCTCTATATATGATGGAGGCAAGAACCGAGACAAATAATACTCACGTGACAAATAATACTCAGGCGACAAATAATACTCAGGCGACAAATAATACTCAGGCGACAAATAGAGGTATAAATATAACCCACGACAGAATTATCGCATTTTCATCAGAACTAAAGGTTCTGAGTGAGATATTAAACCACAGCAGTATGTTAAGCCTTGGTGTATTAAACAGCGCTACCGACATTTTTAAGAACCATCCAACGTATTTCAAAACAATCACGCCTTTTACTATTCATCAATTCCCACCCGGAACATACTCTACGTATACGTGCGGATTTACCTCCCACTCATATTGGAAACCTATTTCGGTGGAAAACATTTACACCACGCCACGATGTCCACCTAGCATTCTTAATATATATAATCAAACAGATGTGGAAGCCGCTCGCCTCCAAATTTGTAAACTGTTAAACCGTTCTGTAGAAAAACGGGTTATAGGAACGTGTGAACGTCCCATCGCGTGTTTGCTTTCCGGTGGACTTGACAGCAGTCTAATAACCGCACTTGTTAATAAATATTACACAGGAACGCTAGAAACATATAGTATCGGTATGGCAGGTTCGGAAGACCTCCGTCGAGCTAAGCAAGTAGCGCTATATCTCAAAACAAAACACACCGAAGTTATTCTCACAAAGGAAGAATTCTTTACAGCAATCCCCGAGACAATCCAAACAATCGAGAGCTACGACACAACCACCGTCCGCGCGTCTGTTGGAAATTATTTACTTGGGAAATATATTTCACAACACAGCAAAGCCAAGGTAATATTTAATGGGGATGGAAGTGACGAGCTTACCGGCGGGTATTTGTATTTTCTGAAGGCACCGAGCGACCTCGAGTTTGACAATGAGTGCCGCCGATTGTTAAAAGATATACACCACTTTGATGTTCTGCGTTCAGATAAAAGTATTTCATCTAATGGTCTGGAGCCCAGAACTCCGTTCTTAGATAGAGAATTCGTTGATTATTATTTATCCATACCAATTTCTATTAGAAATCCGATGTCCAACGCATCGTATGTTATTAATAAGAATGTATGTGAAAAATTTTTATTGAGACAATCGTTTTCCATAATAGAGCCAAGTCTATTACCCGACCAAATTATTTGGAGAACCAAAGAGGCATTTAGTGATGGAGTGAGTGGCGTTGATGGGTCGTGGTTTGAAATAATCGACAAGGAAATCGCCAAGAGTGGATTCGAGCCGAAGAGCTACACAAATAACTACAAGAGAACTCTCCAGGAAACGAATCCGCCAATTACGCGAGAACAGCAGTATTATAGAGAGATATATGATTCTATTTATCCTAACACCGCATACGTGCTCCCGTATTTTTGGATGCCTAAATATGTAAACGCATCCGACTCAAGTGCGAGAACTCTCGATATATATAAGAAACAGGAAACCGCTTCTTCTCCACGCAAAGCTGCGATCCACGTGTGCGAATAATAATATATAAAAACCTGTATAATATATACGGATGACCGGATTTATTAGAACACTAATCAACAGCAAATGGCACAGGAATATATATATATACGCGATATATGCATCATATGTCCTGATAATTATTGCAGTTACTGGTTTTTTTTATATATCTCCTAAATACCTAACAACTTTAGAGGACTGGATTAAATATTATGTAATCGCTTTCTTACTACTGAGGTTCAATCCCTGGATATCTAATATAAAAGACCGGAGGGAAAACGCCGAGGTTGACAGAAAGATTGCCTTCTCGGCCGGAATCTTTTTATTATTAACTACTGCTGCTACAGATGTCGCGATGAATAGCCTTTCGCATATTGGTATTCCTATCAAAAAACTCTAAAAATAATATATTTTAAAAATTATATTATTTTATTGAACCTTTTAAGATTTCTTAACGGCGTTTAGAACGGCGGCGGCGTCTAGAGCGGCGTTTTTTAGCGTGGTGTTTAGCGTGGTGTTTAGCGTGGTGTTTGCTGGACCGACGTTTATGGCGGCGGCTGCGTGAACGCGACCGCTTGGTGCACCTTGAGCGGCGACGACGACGACTCTTTCCGCCACTGAGTGGGGAACCAACGAGCGAGGAATCAACTAATTGACTGAGTGAGTATCCTTCAACAGTCATTATATAGTATATAAATATAATAATTATTATCAAAATTTATATTAGAAGATTTTACGTGTCCCGGCGCCTTTATTAGAATAATTTCCGCGTCTTGTTTTTTTGCCGCTTTTCAAAAACTCCTTCAAGTGCTGCAATATTTTTTTACTAATTACCTTATCTACGCTTATTTCATTCTCTCCCTTCTTGATAACATCGTGTCCGTATTTGTTCATATATTTATGTATACTGTTTGCAAATTCTGAACGCTCTCCAACAACTTTATCTCCGTGCGATTTATAATATCTATCCGCCATTTCTCTAAATGTAAAGCTATGTGTATACGGCTTCGCGTTAATATAAAATACGTTGCTATGCTTCATACGCGGGTGATACCTATCATCTAAAAAACATATCTTGGCATTTTTGGGAATTTGGGTGCATCTTAATAGGTCCCCTACGCTTTTATCGTGACTTGTACGCCCAGCCTCCACAATCTTACCATCTACCTTAAACGCTGCAACGATATCGTCAAATACTACCGCGTTTAATTTATGGTCAAAATACTTTGCAATATTTTCCGCCCACGACCTAGGGCCTTGATTATTTGTATATATCATCAGTTTTTTACATTTATTTGCTGCCCTCTTCTTTACCAAAAACGACATTATCTTCATAATATCCGGTCTCAAAAATTCTTCGAATAAGTCCATAAGTTCAAAAAAATGCGACCTCTCTATTTTATTTTTTGTATAATTCTCTAGAGCGTCACAGAACATACCCAGTTCAACAAATGTCCCGAGCGTTTCATCTAAATCAAACACAACTATTTTAGGAGGGTTTGTCATATCTATTATTGAGAATTTATTTTATACAATTATTCTCTCCCCATATACTATATGAAGAACCTTACTCTATCAGACTATAAGGCGATCCTATATTATTATAATGTGGAGGTTGATACGTTAAGTAAAAAACAAATAAAGTTGCAGGCAGAGGATATGTTGGCTGCAAAGCTCTGTCGTTGTATAAAAAAAGTTAATGCTATTCAGAAAGACAACTCTCGCTCAATAGCAATATGTAGAAATAGGGTTATCAAACGAAAGGGGCTGGCTACCTCCGGATTCAAGTGCAAAAGAAAACCAAGACTTCTCCCATTCAAAAAAACAAAACGTGTTTTAAAAAAACTAAGGAAAAACTTGACTATCCGAAAATACAAGAAATAACATTGTTTATGAAATTGCTCGCCTCTATAAAGTCTCGCTAGTATCCATCCCTCCCGCTTCCTTTCCTATCAATGAACGTTTCTAGCTGAACCCTTTCATCCGTGCGGAGAAGACCAATCGATACTTTAATGTCGGTAAACGACTCTGACAGAGCGGGTATTCTAGCATCGTGGTTAATGAACAGTCTCCGGAATACATTCCTATGAAAATCTGAATACCCAAACATTACGGGTGTGTCGTTATTTAAAAACCTTGTTATGTCGTTACTAAGCCACTCCAGACTTCGTTCTTTCGGTTCCGGAAACCGTTTTTTATATTCAGAGTGGGTTCGTTCCATTGTCAAATAATATGACCGTATATCGTCAAGTAATTCCGGGGACTGCGGAGAGTATGTATATGGGACAATCATATCGCGGAATATACCCGGAGGAAGTTTATCTAGATAAGACATTGATAAATTAAATTAAAAATCAAATGCAATCAATTTTATGTTGTTTATACGAATAATTATTTTCCCATCTACATTATAAAATTGATTGTAAGTATTCAGTAAATTTAATAATAATAACACACATAACAAGAATATGAACATCATCCCTCTCCCAGACGAGCTTGTCCGCGCCATTTATAGCTATATAAACCCGGCGTTTGAGTATTCCGGCTATATCAAAAATGCTAGGGGGTATAGCAAAACAAAGGCGGAGCTATGTAATTTATGCACCGAATGCCAAATGGTCTCATATCACGGGACCGCTGAAGAAAAAATAGATAATTGTGTAAATATTGCATCGTATTCGTGTCTTGCTGCCGAATACCTAGAATCAATTAGTTTATTCATTGACAATAATCCCAAGTTTAAGCGCGAGGGGGTCATCGCGCCGCATAAATATAAAACTCATTTTGATTATGAAATACACGAGGACTCTGTCAAAATGATAGAAGTCGAAATTTCGTTGCGTCGAGGAATGTGGATATATCCGGATAAGTCCAGGGAGGTTTTGTTGTTCCATAGTATCCCCGAGATCCTTTTCAACGGGACAATTAAAGATATTATGTATTCTTGCATTATAAACAACATTAGAGGATTCAAAATAGCTCTAGGAAAATATCAAAGAAGGAATAAAATTTATCACCTCTCCGAAAGGGACATTTCTAAATTTGTAAACGAATATTATAATAACCTCGACTGGAACAAAGTCGACGTTGTTGCATATAGGAAAGGACTTATTAGAAAACTTATGAAGATTTAGTATATATTGTTTGTATATTAGTATGCTGCCGTCCGACATTATTTTTCCCGTTAAAGGAAAAAATTGTAGAATTACGTTATTTCTACTATTATTGAGACTAACGTTAAACTGCCCGATACTCAATAACCCGTGTTAAGACTTTTCTAATTATATTTCATTTATTTAAATATTCCATTGCCGATAATAACACCCTCTCCTCTTCGCTAAGTTTCTGGAAAACCAGACACTTCGCCATTTTAAATTCAAACACTAGGTTATTCCGGTTTCTACACAATACACTTACGTCATTTCCTATTTTGACATCACATACGACTCCACCATTTGTAAGTTTTATATTATCCGGATTTGTTAAGGGGATCCATCTCACATAAGAACCGAACTTTATGTCAGGGATTTCGTCAATGTATCTATAATGCTTGAGGGATTTATGATACTTAACCAATACTTCCCGACTTAGACCTAGTCTCTGAAGCATATCGTTTTTCATTTTTTTCACAGAAGTATAATCTAATTTCATTAATTTTGCATTATCGTCGTTATCAAGTGCGTTTATTAATGTATCTATGTCTAGCCCCATATTAATATAATTTACTATATATTATAAACGAAAAATTAGTTTTATATCATATAAAAATGAAGAATTTAAAATTGAAGTATTTTAAAGTCGCTTATAATATATAAAATAATGAACACGTTGCCTAACGAACTTGTTCGAAAAATTTATCAGTATATCCACCCAGCTTTCGATTATTGCGAATATATAAAAAACAAACAATCATATATCATTGAGAAACCCATAATGGACAGCTACTACACAGATATCTACAATAATTTAGACACGATTGACCATACTTCGGATAAGATGGGTGTAGTTTTCGCATATTGTGCTCTAATGAACGACTACTTGACAAAGATGAAAATGTTTATTTCAAAGAATCCTAAATTTAACAGACCACCAGAGTCAAATTATTTAAGTGAACATCAGTATATTACGATGTGGTCTACTGTGTATACTTTAGACCAAATGATTAGTATGGAACAAAACATTATGAATCGTCGAAGAAGGTGGACGCAGCACAATCCGCCACGAATGGAAATAGGGAGCGTTGTTGACATTTTGACATATGGATCTGTTAACGACCTCAGATATAGCTGTATTATAAATCTTATAGATTTCGCGGCAAGTTATCCATACGGAGATGACCCATATGGCTTACAATATAAGAAATATCTCGCGGGAAAACTTATGAAAATCTAGTTTACTTATCGGTAAGAACGTCCTTTGATATAACCGTTCCCTTCACAATATTTTTAATAATTTTGTTTTCAGTAGATGACTGCGAAACGTCCTTCATTGCCTCTCGGACAATTTTTATATATTCATCGCGCCCATTATCGGTATTCTCCCAGTCGGGATTTCCTTCCTCCCATACTGTTATTGTTTTTCGTTGTTTATTTGCAATATCATTTATTGCGGATTTGATATGATATTTATTCTCGTCCCTCCCCCACTCGTTGTTTTCCTTTATATATAGCGTTTCGCGCTTCACGTCGGTGCAGTGTATAGGTCTTCTAAACGTGTCCAACTGATTTAGTGCATTTACAAAGACGGTGCTCACTCCCTCAACCAACCCCTTATCTTTGGTATATATAAGATCATCCAGCTGAATATGCAACGACTCGATAAAATCAGATAGATTAATCGCATTTTTGCACTGTTCATTCAGAAAGACGTTTACGTTGAATCGGTTATTGTTATTATTGCCGATTCTCGGTATCATGTCTTGTATTATTTCCCTCTGTTCTTTCAACTGAACCATCATCTCATTTTTCACGTTTGAGTCACTATGTATTCCTGCTAATATACGCTCCATTAAAAGTCTCATATCCGTATTATCGTTTTCTACATTCGTACTTATTGGATTCATCTTTACAGAATCATCTATCACCGTATTCTCCGCCCCACCACATTCTGTTATCAAAAGATTTCCCGATTTATTTTTTTTTGTTATATTAGTTATTACTTTTTGCGGTGGTCCACACGTCTTTCCGTGCCTCCAGAGCCCCGACCGTTGTTTATAACCCTTACCACAATGGTCGCAATAATGCTTCCCTTCTTGGTTCTTATGCATTTTTTTTGTGGGCGTTGCCGTCCGTTGCCGTTTATGCTTAAGGGTTGAGCAATGTTGCTTCCAAAGGAAAGGACGTGAGCATCTATAGTCGCATTTTTCACAGTAAAATTCTGTGCATATTTTTTGCATATTTCGGTTGCCAAAAATATGCTCTATTTAAGCAACGAAAAATATGCACAAGTCCTTTTCGTTAAAATATATATTTTTTTTTAAAACCAAATTTGTCCAAAAAAACGGCAACATAAAAAGAGACGGATTTTATTTATGGTGCCATAAATCTATAAGAAATCCCGCACAACAATACCGTATTTCGTAACATTTCAACTGCATATATTTTGGTTGCCGATTTTCTGCATATTCAGCAACGGAAAATATGCAGCTCAAAATCGCAAAAATAGTGAAAAAATGTATGGTAACAACTTAAAAATCTTTTTTTTTATTTTCAGAGCTTTATCGTCTAAAACCAACTTTTTTAATTTTTGAAAAAAAACGGGCATCCTCAATTTCATTTTCTGAAAATGGACATTCTCAGAATGTCCTTTTTTCAATTATCGAAAATAGAATGCCCGTTTTTTTTCAAAAATTAAAAAAGTTGAAGTTTTTATGGTAACAAATATTAATAATATTAATAATTTAACACTGTATTAGATAACACTCCAAAAATAATGATGCAGTTCAAAATCAGGCAAACTTTTTGAAAAACATAGATGAGAGGAGAGATATATATTATATGTAATAATTGTATATGTTGTGTAAAATGTCTAGTTGGTTAGCAAACTCTATGGCTATATATTGTCTCGCGTGTGTTTACTATATTGTAGCTACGCGCAAGGTAGGAACCCCCTTTAATGACTCTCTTAGTGTAACACAGAGAGAAATTAAGAAAAAATCAGCAAATATACGTAGAACCATATTTTATCAAGGAATAATTGGCTCCGCAATACTTATTTTAATAATGAAGCCTTTTGAAAGATGCGACTAAATAATAGAAAATCCCGTCTTTAGCGCCGTCTTTTTTTGCAGCTTCTTCGATTCCCCCCAAGCGGACCGCCCCTGACAGCAAAATGCGTAGCACGTCTTTTGAAACGTTTATGAAGATCTCTCTTCTGTTTAGAAGTATACTGTCCGCCGCGCGACTTTAACTGGCTCGAGCGAACGCGCCTCCAAGACGTCAACGTATCTTTCCGAGACATTCTTGGTATTTTATTGCGAAGAGAGTTATATGGAGAAAGTTTTTTGGTAGGCATTATACTGTAGGTAGAGATTATAATTTGCAAAATTGAAACAAATAATAAGATAATTAAGATAAATAAATATGAAAGGCCCATCACACGTATTCTTTAGCGATAGTGGAGAAAAAATCAAGAAAACCCAAACACTCGCAAAATCCGATGTTTTCACAAATGAAGATAGCATAGCTTGTTCGTCATTTTACGATATGGTAGATTATATATTATTGTCTGAGGGACAGTATGGTGTCGAGGATTATATCACAAATTATTTCGGCGGGTGGACGAGATACGACTGGGGAGATTATACATTTTGGTGGTGGAACACTCCCCGAAATGGAGGGATGGGACTTCAGAAATACGAACCATTTAGTTGCGTAGTTTCAGATTTGAAATATATTACCTCTTCGTTGGGTGCTCCTAAATTAGAGGAGTCAACATGGGATGAAGTATATCACGGATATTGGATTACGTGCACGTGGGACAGCGAGGCTGGCGGCGGCGAGGTAAAAACGTTTTGGTGGGGCGAGTAACCCGGTAAATTTAGGAGTATATAAAATATGTTTTGGATAAAGATAAATAAAAATAAGAAAAAATATTTTCTTTATATATATTATAATGTTTGGAGGAACTAGCCATCACCGCCGCCATTCGCGCGCCCGCCATTCGCGCGCCCGTCATTCGCACGCCCGCCATTCGCGCGCCCGTCATTCGCACGCCCGCGGTAAATCCCACCGCCGCCGTAAATCGCATAAACGCCGCAAGTCGCACCACGCCAAGCACCACCGTCGGTCCAAGCACCACGCCAAGCACCGCGCACATTAATTATAAATATATTTCATATGAATAATCTGAAATATATAAATCTAAAATTTAGGAATATCAAACCCTATTTTAGAATTAGACATATAGAATACCGAACATATGTTGCGTTTAAACAATTTCACAATCATATCCCTTACTTTTTCGCGGGTAAGAGAATCAATACGAGCGGATACCTCAGATAGGGTGTAAATAATTGGACTTTTATTTTCAATTTGATACAGGTATTGCGGCGAATAAAACGTCGTAACGCTAGATGTAGTATTCAAACATACGCTTTGTAGTTTTAATAAATATTTCAATTTATAATGCACAAGGGTTTCCTTATCAATAAGAACGGACTTATATTTTTTTAGTATATCGAAGGTTGTGTGTAGAACCTTTTTAAGATTTTTATGGATTGTGGATATATTAATATTTAATAATGTTCCGCAAAAATTAGTAGAATGAGAAACGGCTACACCATATACCAACTTATCTTTAATCCTCAATTGTTTTAGAAGCAAAGAATTTAGTCCACTGCCGAGTATTTCAGTTATAATTGGAATATATAATAGGGTTTTGTCGCCGTGATATATTGGAATAGGAAATTCTATAAATATTGTAGAATTTTTATTCGAATCGTTCTTTACGTGAACCACTCTGGTTTTTACGTTATAACATAATTTAAAACGCGTCGGAGGCATCTTAGTGACACATTTTGTTTTAGGAAATGTAGCGAGTAGTTTTCTTATTTTAGAAACAATACCCTTTTTATTGTAATTTCCGCTTATAATAAATAATACACGTTTCCGAGAAATGATTTCTTTCGCGAATTCCAATAAATGCTCCTTCGTAAGAGTTTTTAAATTATCCAATTGTATTTTATAATCATTGCTGTATTGCAGCCCCGTATTCTTAAACATATGCATCGACGCAACCCTCTTCAGCTCGTAATCAGGAAGGTTCATATAGTTAGTAATTTCATTTCTAACCGCTTCAATCTCTCTACTCATTACGTCTGCAGTAATATGTGGATTAAGTGCGATCGATAGAATATAGTCTATCATCGTATTTTTAAACCTAGATAAACCTTTAATCCAATACCCGGTGCTGGTTGAGGTAGTGTATGCATTGCTCAATGTTCCATATTTTTCTAGATAAAATGTGCACCCGCGCTTGTAACATTTTTTCCAGGCATCTGTAATAATGTGTTCTAGTAAATGGGATATTCCCGAGTTATGTTTATTTTCCAGATAACTTCCGCCATACACTTTGCAATCCACTTGAAAAGTCTCCCCCTTTATTGGTAATAGCAAAAATTTATATCCATCAATAGTTATTTGTTCAGGTGCTGTTTTATAAAAACCAACCCCTTTTATAGATTTACGAGTGGTTCGTTTTGCACGCGCCGAACCGCGCTTTCTAGTAACCATATATATAATATGATTATTAAAATATTTTATCAATGTGAACCAGCCATTAGTGCTGCGCCGTGATATCCCGCCGTAAATACAGCCAATGCGCCAATCGTCGGGTAAATAAACTCATTTGACTTTTTTCTATAATATGAAATATATCCTAAAACGGGGACAATGAACAATAAGTGAATCGCATAAATTAAATACATTCGCCTATCGTGGTCTATTTTTTCTAGCGCAGCATCGCCATCGTTGACCTCTGGCGAAGACGTAGGAGGTTTAAGAATACCAGTAATGGAGTATTTTCCTCGACGTAAAGAAACTAAATCGCAATTAAAATAATAGTCATACCACGCCATAGCAACATATGCGACAACAAAAATAATGAATAATGTAAAATACAACATATAATTGTTTTTAAATACGGGTTTGTATAAAAACAGCATCATGCACAATATAGAAAATACAATGCACTTTTCATTAAATACAAACGCACGTCCAAATAATCCTCCGGCCATTTATAATATAATATTATATTATAAATGAAATACTTTAGGAACCAGTCTTACATTCTCATTATGATTCTTTATTCAGTAATCACGTTTTTCCTGGGTCCGATGGCTACTTTCACGATGAACACCGGCCCAGACCACATTGTGCACGGATTCGCGGCCGGGTTTGTGGTTAGTGTAATTTTATGGATGACGTTCGGCAAGAAATGTGTGCAGCAGAATAAGTGTAGTTTTTTTTAACTTAAAAAATTGAAGTTCATTTTTTGTAAATTAAATATGATACAAATGACGACCAAGATGATTATTGCGATTATTGCGTGTGCGACGGCAGCCTCCTCTCTTATGACTGAAAGCGAAACGCATCTTCGGGGTAATACTAACAAGGCGACCGACGATGTAAATATGAATGGGGATTATATGATGAATCATCTTCGGGGAAATAATGGCCGGGGATTGATGCAGCACAAGAATCGTCGGGTTCTGAATGGCGGTATTCCAAGTGCCAAGAATATTGTTGTCCCTTGTTATAACGCGACGAGCAATTGCGGAATTAATGGACAGTGTCGAGTAGACGGCTCCGTATCATTGTGTAAGTGTGATGACGGGTATTACTCGATGGACCGCTTGAAGCCGTGTGAAGCAAAGGGAAAGCCACAGGCCCTTATGGCCGCTATGTGGTATCTATTTGGGTGGACGGGGGGTCCAGCATTCGCACTTGGGTGGATTTCACTTGGAGCGTGGATTCTTACGACGTTTTGCTGCGGGTGCTGTTGTTTGGCCGAAGCGAAATCTTCCTCGCGAAGTGAAGATAAGAAAGGAGCTATGGCGTGCTTTGGCGTTCTGAACTATATTGCACTAGTGGCCCTCTTGATTTATGGCGGGATTATGGTTTCATCATCGAACTGTATTGATAGCGACGGAGTGCCTTGCAAGAAATGGTAAATAAATTGAATATAAATGGTAAATAAGTGGATTATAAATAGAATTTTTTCATAAAATATTCTATTTATCGAAGGTCTCCGTTTAAAAACTTTTTCATTAATTTATAAGCCGCTTGTGGCTTATACATAGGCACTTCGTGTCCGGCAAAGTTAACTGTTGCAAATATAAATTTTTTGTGGTTATTGGCGCTATACGTGCTAATATATCCGGCGGGTTCCTTCTCCACGAAATATTGCTTCCACTCCTTTTTAGGTTTAATATTAAGTTGAGTAATCCACCTCTGTGTGCCGATTGTTCCGCAAATAGCATCGTTTGTTCCGGACATTATAAAAACATCGAGATGCTTAACATCTTTATCGTTTAATAATTTATCTATTAACGGAACCTGAGAGATATAAGAGTCCTTTGCGCGATATTTTACCAGGTCGGAACACGCTTTCCATTTAACGCGCTGTTTTCGCGCGTGTATCGCCTCTTGAACATCCTTACGGTTTAAGTATTTCGTGGTATAATTATCGAGACAAGGTGTATATCTTTTCTTGACAGTTTTATTTTTAACACGAGAGTAGCTAATAAGTGTATTTTGTTGTTTTGATACACATATAGGGTAATCTATGGCATATGGGTTATGCTTTCCGACCTGGTCTTCTAGTTTATATGCGAGTTCGCTGCACCTGTTCTTTTTCCACGTTTTCCGCCAATTCTTTTTACCTTCCAAATTAGCGCACTTACGTTTTGTAAATTTATTCCACGATTTAATCGGTAGTTTCTGATGCCCCCAATAACTTTCTATTTGCGTCGCAGAACCAGTAAGCATATCCACGTATGGATTTCCTACCATAAATCCCTTTAGTTTTATTTCGTCGTTATGTTTTTTATTATATTTAACAATTTCATTTGCCCACGCGGGGACATAATGTCCGCCATAACTTTCGGATATCAAATACAAGCGATTCTTTTTAAAAGAAGAATATTTGTCAAAAAAGTTCAATACGAATTTTAGGTTATCCTTAGCGGATAACATATCGTTTGATACTAAATCAGATTTTGTATTAGACCAAGAAAATCCCACGCCAATTGGTTGTTCAACAAACACGATGTTTGCGAATTTAGTCCATGCCCAAGGGTTATATTTAACCTTTCCCCCTTTGGTGGGTCTATATGGACCAAATTCTTCGAATAATCCCATTAACCCCGAGCAGCCAGGCCCACCATTTGTCCAAAATAAAATAGGTGCGGTAGATGGGCTAGTTTCTGCCTCGACAAACATATAATACATATGTTTGCTGTCGGAGATGTCGACATATCCCCCGTATGTTTTTGACGGAAGCTTATTACTAAACCCCGGCATTTTATGTATAAGATCCGGATTGTCCGCGACCATTATATATATATATATATATATAAAACTATTTATTACTTTCGTTTTCGCCGTTTAAATGAATGGGCGAGTCCTCCTGCCGTTTATTTTGTTTGAAAGGTTTATCTACAACCTTTACGAGGGCGTCCTCTTTTTTTTCAGACACACTATCAGCACCAAGTTCCGTAGTCGGAAACAGCTTATGGGATACATTTTGCATCTGGAAAAATCGTAGGATAAATCTAGGTAAAACTGCCAACGTGTTCATATATGTTCGGTATTTAAGGGTTGATATAACCGCTTCATTCTGAAATTCAATACTATACCACCAAAAAGCGGGTATGTATAATACTTGTCCCTCCCTCAGAGTAACATCTAATGTATCGACATTTTTCATATCAAACATATATTCATCTTGAACATTCCAAGGGTTAATTGGAGAACTAAACTCAAACGTGTTATAATTTTTAGTTTCGCTTAAATACTCGCTACTTTTCGGCGGCGCAAGCTTAATTTTAACGGAGCCTTTCAAACAATAGTAAAAATTCCTATAATTAATATCATATCTCAATGGCGAATATGATTTTTTCGAACCAAACATAATATCATATGTTTTTGATGAAACCATACACGGTTTCAGGTAGTGATCATTAGAGCCTATTATATGATTAATACCTCCCGAAGAAATAAATTCCGCGTTATTCTCACTATAATATGTAGATTTGTCGTCTTTTTCAAAAAGCTCCTGTGTTTTATTTAAGCTTAGAGGGATATAATTTTCAATATTTATTGAATTTCTTATATTTACGTTGTCGTGTTTTTTATCACGCATCGAGACGAGTATACTATCGCGAATAGGTTGGTTTTCGTAATTAAAAACAGCGGGCTGTCGCAAATCACATAATTCCTCGACCTTTTCTTTTGAGATATTTTCTAGATAATATACTTCGTTCGTATTGTTTTTCTTTAAATGGTAGATAACGTGAAGATATATTAACAACACAACACTAAATATTATAATAGAGTATAGATGCATATCACTAAAAAATGCACATAATAATATATAACGAATACTACTTATTTATCGATAATTAGTCCTCTATCCGCGGAGCTAGGTAAAACCCGACAAAACACGTCTTATTGTCTTCATCATCGTCGGAAGAGAGATTATAAACAAAAGACATCGGCATATTGTCACTAAAACCCATAGAAATATTCTTGTTTAGTTTGCTGAAATTACACATCATATTGATAATTGCTAGACTATAAGACTGTGTTAGCACAGAATCCTCGCCGATTGCATATTCGTTCACGTCGTCTAGGTCAATTTTAGAACTCATTCCACCCTCAATTCCGCTCGTCTTGAATTGAATATCCTCGTCGGTGAATGTGAGTGTGAGTTGGTCGCTAAATATAAGAAGCTGAGTGATTAGTTTCGAAAAGACGATTGTCTCCATTTTAAGGTCGACGTGTGTCTCTTGGTCGGGGATAATCAGAAGCTCGGTGTCTAGGTCAATAAGAGCAATTTCGAAATGTTTATTAAACAGATTGGACGAATGAATCGTCCAGTTCTTTCTATCCCCGAACTTGATATGAAGCAAATCCGTGTTTCCCTCGTACGAGATCTCGATGATTTGATTGTCTTCAACTGCACTAATGACCTTATATAGAATGCCTGTTGCTAGACACACCTTGGGGTCATCTACACCATCGGAATAAGAATATTCGTCAAACCAAGAAGCACTCAGCTTACATTCAAATAGACAAATCTGCGAGTTGTCCATCCCCTGAATATAAAGACCGGTGTTACTAAAGTAAATAACAATATTTTCAACAAGCTGCTTGAGATGCTGAAATATCGCCGAGAATTTGGTAGCCTTTACTGAATCTTTAAGAATCAACTTCATTACTTTATATAATATATACTGAATCATATCAATTTTTTTTGATATGATTATAGAATTTATTCTTATAAAATTTATGCCTCTTCGATTTTCATACTAACATTATTGTTATTTTTACCTTTTTTTGGATTGCGGAATCTCCCCGACGGTGTCGCTTGTTTTTTTTCAGGAACCTTAATTTCTTCTGCAACCTTACTTTCGGTTGCAACCTTACTTTCGTCTGCAACCTTACTTTCGTCTGCAACCTTAATTTCTTCTGCAACCTTACTTTCGGTTGCAACCTTACTTTCGTCTTCTTGTTCTTCATCTTCCACGTGGCCTTTATTTAACTTATCTTTCAAAATAAGCGTATTTATCAACTTCTCTACAGCAGCCAATCTCTCGTGTAAACTATTCTCATTTGTACCTATTTTTTTTAGTGTTTCGTTAATTGTAGTAATCTGCATAGTGTGTGAATTTGTATGACCTATGCTCTCGCGCAAAATGCTGTCGTGAATCTTTAATGCCTCAATAGGGTCGGACGTAGACGGCATACGAGGGGCTTCCCCCTGCTGCGGCTGTCTCTGCTGCGGCTGTCTCTGCTGCGGCTGTCTCTGCTGCGGCTGTCTCTGCTGCGGCTGTCTGCGTGGGTTGTTCCTCTGCTGTTGCTGCTGTAAGATGTCGGCGCCACCTGAACGGCGTCTTTTTGCTGCTGATAATCCTGCTGCTCCACTCATTTTGAATTAAATAAATATTATAATTCGTGATTATTTTCGCATTTCCATTTTAATCGGAGGATGAAACGTATAATCGTGAATATTAAAGTCGGCTTCCGTATATTCCTCAATAGAGTCATATTTGTTGGAAATAGTTATAGTTGGGAATGCGTGGGGCATTCTGCTTATTTGGGGCGAAAGACTTTCCAAGTGGTCGCTGTAAATATGGCTATTTCCTAAATAATAGCAGAATTCGGTTGCCTTCAGCCCACAGTGCTTCGCGATTAAATGGGTTAGAAAACTATAAGATGCAATATTAAATGGGACACCTAGACCAACATCACCGCTTCTTTGATATAAACTACACGACAGTTTGTCGCCACCAAGAACGTTAAATTGCGCTAACACGTGGCAGGGAGGAAGCGCCATTTGGTTTAATTGTGATGGATTCCACGCAGACATAATGAGCCGTCTAGAAGTCCTCGTTTTCGGGTTTTTCAGTTCATCAATAATATACTGTAGTTGGTCTGTGCCTTTTCCTGTATAATCCGTTCTACAGTCTGTATAAGGAGCATTAAAAAATCTCCACTGGTGTCCATAAACAGGACCAAGATCATTTTCTTCTAGATGATGTAATCCTCTAGAATCCAAGAATTCTCTAGAGGCATTGCCATTCCATATTTTAACATTTTTATTTTGCAATTCTACATTGCTCGTAGAACCCTTTATAAACCATAATAGCTCGCGCAGACACGTTTTCCACGCGACTTTTTTCGTAGTTAAAATCGGAATATTATTATTTTCAAGAGAGAAATGCATTGCGGAACCGAAAATAGACTTGGTTTTTCCGTTGCGCCCTTCTACTAATTCGCCTTCATTTAGAATATCCTCAATTAAATGCAAATATTGGTTCTCGTCGTGTATGAGGCCGTTCCTAGTTTTAATGCCCAGGGTTGACTTCTTCAACATTAATAATTATGAATTATATATTTTTAATATCTTTTTATAAATCATATGAGCGAAGTTACGGAATCATCAAAATCTTCCTCGAGCGACAATGAAGGATTTATAAACTATATTTTAACATTTAAGGATGATCAGAAAAACGAGGTTATGAACATTATGCAATACTGTGTTTTAGCTATAATACCTGTGATGGTAATCCTTAAAAGCGTAAAGACTATTGTACCCGCGGATGATGAGTCCAAAGGTTGTTTAGAAATAACAATAGAGTGTGTGTTGCAGATAGTGTTTATAATGGTAGCGATATGGTTAACGGATAGAATCATTCGCTATGTACCAACATATAGCAAAGAGAAATATGGAAAGTTTACTCCAGAAAATTTCATTATTCCGCTATTAGTTATATTAGCTACTATGCAGTCAAAACTTGGGTTCAAGTTAAACATATTAATGGACCGGTGTCTTGAAATGTGGAATGGTAAGCCAGATAAACGCGAGGAATCTGGTAAAGGTGGTGCACAGAATAAAGGTGGACCAAATTATAGATTACCTTCAAAAGAAGGTTATTCTAATCCTAATAGACAGGCAGGGTTTGGCGAGCTTGGTGCGTCGGGGAACGCTAATGGAAATGCAAATTCGCAGGCAATGATGAATACTAGTTTAACTGGAAGTGTTCCCGCGGGCGCTATGCCGCAAATTGGTGGGGGGTCACAATCTCAGCAAAACTTCAATGATTTTTATGCTGGATCGCAAAATAATATGCAAAACCAACCATTTCCTTCTCCAACAGAACCCTCCGCCGCGAACGAAGCACTCGGCGGCTCGTTTGGTAGCAGTTGGTAAAAAAATATTTTATTATATATATAACTTAATTTATTATATATATAAATTAATTATTATTATAGTTCCATTATAGAGCCATCAGGGAGTGGGTTTCGTTGGCTAGGCATCGAATATTGCTCTGGATAACGCACCCCTCTTTCGTAAGTCCAAGACCATAATCGACGCGATATAGCCAATCGTTATGTGTAATTCCGGGAGTGGCATCATATATATGTCTCTTTCTGGAGACGCCATTCTCGTTAATAATTACAATATCTCCCCGGTGGTATTTGATAGGAGGGAGTGTCCATTCTCCTTCAATCGCGGCGGATACATCGGATATATCATCGTGGCCAACAATTCTTACTAGTCCGTTTGCATATGAAACATAATATGTTGCTGCATCCTGATTATATCCACAGATAATCCCGTGTTTTTCTGCACCATCTACGATAACCGTCGCGGTGTCTCCGTTGTTGTATTTCGCAATAGATGTCATCTTGTTAGTATATAATAACTATAAGTGTAAATCAATTTTATAATATAATCTGGTTATACGATTTCACCTATCATTAGAGTTGTTAATATTTTCGGTAATAAGTGAAAATATTAAAGTTTATACCTTTTTAAAGAAGCATAGCGCTGCGATTCCTCCCAAGAATTGTGCCACCATATACCCGATAAGGTCTTCGGTATTAAGCTTTCCGTGAAGGTGCATCATCGCACTTACCGCAGGGTTAAAGTTGCCTCCGGATATCTTGCCGCCGAAGAATATTGCGGTAGCGAGGGCAACTCCGATGGGGATTGCTTCTCCTTTGGTTAAAATTACGGAGAGAAAAATAAACGTTCCAATAAATTCGACTAAATATTTTCCAAAATTCATTATAATAAAGCGTGAGATATAAAATTGATATAACTATGAATTATACAATAATATATATGCATTATTTCTTTCCAGAAACAAGACACTATTTAAAATGGAATATAGAACCTCACATAATACTTCCTAAAGATTTCTGTCCGGTTAAAGAGAAACTATTTCCCGGAGATGAAATAAACAACGCGGGAAAAGCAGAGAAATCCCCTTATCGAGAAAAACGAAATATCCCGGGTGTTTTGGTTCTCACCGGAAAAACATATGGGACGACTGGTAAGGGAAAAAGCGCAAGAAAGTATTATAAGTGCGTTCCATATGATATCAGATTACCGTGTATTCTTATACCATACGATGATAACCGAAAAACATTCTCTAAGCATACCGTAAATATATTTGTATTATTTACCATTAAGTGTTGGGAAAATAAGCATCCAGAGGGCGTATTGTCGAATGTAATCGGGAAGGTGGACATATCGGAGAACTTTTACGAGTACGAGTTGTATTGTAAAAATTTATTTATATCGATGCGAAGTTTTAATAAGGCCGCAAAAAATAAAACGAACAACATCAATATGGGAGAGCATATTTCGCTATTACTTAACGGAGGAAAATGCTCAAATAGGAAGGACCGACATATATTTAGCATCGATCCGGAGGGAACTGTCGACATAGACGACGCGATGGGTATCACTACAAAGAAGGATGCTCTCGGAGAAGAGGTCGTTATAATAAGTATATATATAGCAAACGTCCCGCAAATATTAAGTATATTAAATCTGTGGAGGGAGATGACAGGAAGGGTTTCAACAATTTATCTACCAAACAAGAAAGTTTCTATGCTACCAACCGTGCTGTCTGAGGGGATAATGAGTTTAAAAGAGGGAGAGACGAGGATTGCATTTGCGATGGACATTCATATAAAGAGAAACAGTGTTATAGATGTTGCTTATAGCAATGTAATTATAGATGTTGCTAAAAATTATGTATACGATGAGAAGAAGTTACTAGTTAATAAAGATTATAATGATATTCTCTCTACCACAAGAAAAATAATTGACTATTCTAAGACAAACTCCATAGTTTCATATGTGGAAACTGTAGAGGACAGCCATGACATCGTCGCGTATTATATGATGATGATGAATCATATGTGCGGAAAAGAGCTAAAAAAGATGGAGGCAGGTATTTATCGGTCTGTTACTTGCGACCACTCGGAAAGCACCGGAACAAACACTCCCCTCCCAAAAGATCTTAAAAATTTCGTAAATATTTGGAAAAACACACATTCGGAATACACCACATATGGTAAACAGAAGGGCCACGAATTAATCGGCGGCGGCATAGATGTTTATGCACAAATAACCTCGCCCATCCGTCGGCTCGTGGATGTTATAAATATGTCATATATCCAAATGAATATGGGTCTTCTTGATAGAACGCCGGAGATGGCGGCCGTATTGGAAACGGAAGGACGTATGGACTCGCTAAATATATCTATGCGTAATATCCGCAGGGTTCAGACAAATTGTGCTCTATTGGGATATTGTGGAGATGCATCAACAGATAAGATGGTGGAGGGATATGTCGTGGGTTATCTAGAACAGGATAAAGAGTATACAATATATATTCCTCTGTTAAAATTAATTACGAGGATAATATCTGACGGGACGTATGAAATGCACAATAAATACAGATATAGTATACACGTATTTAATGAGGAGAATTCATTGCATAAAAAGATTAGATTACAGTTTTGTTAACCAAATGTGTTTTCGCCAGAGTAACGTATATATAAATATCCGTCTTCGGAAAGATTTTCGTCGAATGTTTGCCCAACGGTATAACTAATTGGAACCATTTTGTTATTTATAAACATAAAAATCGCCTGTTCGGCGGCGCACCTGATTTTTTTCCGAATGACATATTGGAATTGCCCCATTGTTAATCCGCGAGGGACTAAAAATTTGTGCTTATCGAGGTCGTCTATATCAGATGTATCGCTTTTTCCTACAATAATACAGCATCTGCTCGGGTATTTTTCTAATAATCTGGACGAGTCTGCCTTCCGTGATTCTAAAGAGCATTTTTTAAATTCATCAATATAGTTAGACATTTATATATAGATGAAAGATAATTAAGTTTAAATGCTTACCGAATGTATATAGTCGAAAATACCGCGATTGTCTTAAATATAATTAAATATAATTAAATATAAAGCGAAACATTTGTTGCCACGTATTTCAGGAGAAGAGGAGGTATGGCCTGTATTTTTTCAAGTGCCGACACGTTTTTCATCATTTCGCATATCTTTTCTAATTCAGAGACAATATTGCTAATTTTCAAAACACCTTTTATAAAGTCTCCCAACGATACCTGTTTCTCGTGTTTGAGTTTCTGGACAATTTCCTTGCATTTATCCTCGTCTTCGGAAGAGCACCACGCGTGAATATATTTCTGCAAATCCATATTAAACGTGTAATCTGTCCCCGTCTCCTCCCCTATAAGCTCCAGCTCGCTTTTCATATATGTCTGAAGTAAACCCTCAATATTTTTGGTGCACTCATCAACTGGGGGACCAAACGTGTCGCAATTGTATGTTTTCAGATCATCTTTAACATTTATATTTGTAAAGCATGACAATACTGTTGCTATTTGAACCGGACTAAAAGTAGAGAAGTAATCCGTGTCTACCACGAGCCGCGCCATAACAAGTGGATGTGCCTCCTGGACTTGGCTGGCGATCTTCCCAAGAGTAGTAATGTCGCTTTGTCCATCATTCATCGCAACGAATCCGTGATGCTGAAGAAAATCAGCCACGTAGGTGGCGTTGTTACAGATCCAGCTTTCGACATATGTTTTTTTGCTATTATTATTCACAATAGATGTCTCGGTCTCCTTGACTGAATTAAACTGTTCAATATCCCGTTCCAAAAATCGA